TCGTATGATTGTTTTTTCTTAGTCATTTTATGTGAAAGTAGTGTCTAGAGCAGTTACACCTTCTGGAATTTCAAGTACATCAACCACACTTGCATCTGGTGTAGTATATATGATCCTGGCAAATTCATTGTTGGGGCTTCCAGTCATTCTAATACCATTACTTAATACATGATATGCCCCAAAATATGGTCTACCACCAACATATCCAATTGGTATTCTCTTTTCCCTATCGGAAAAATAACCCACACAATCAATGATTCTAATATAACCTTTCTGCAAATCAGGTGGTTCAATATCATCAAGAATTGCATTCATCAATGCACCATCTCCAGTTTCAGAATCGATTGATAAATCTGGCAGTTCATCAAATAATTTTGGTTTATTAATTTGAACTCCAACAACTCTCCCAAGTGAAATAATAGGAGTTGCGAATGAAGCAACAACTGCATCAGCAAATTTATCTCCTTTCTTATATCCCCTGCCAGGATTTGCAACATCAATAGAGTTTAGATATCCGCCAATGTTTGCTTTTCCTGCTTCATCTGGATCAATATTGTTAGTTCCTTCAACAGGGCAAATATTTTTGGGGTATGATTCTCCTGGGTCAGTTACCACAATTTTAACTATTTGACCGTAAGTTGGAGATGTCCTATCCCAATCAACCTTTGCATATGCAATTGCACCAAAACCCTGATTTGCTGTATCCGATATTCTTATCTTTGGAGTGTACTTATATCCTTTTCCTGGGCGAATTATCTTAATACCAATCAATCCAACAGAACGAATCTTTGACGCATATGGTCCTACCTCTTCTTCTGTTGGGAATCTTCCAAATATTGGTTTTACTCTTGCATCTTCATCTGGTTCTCCGCCAACTATTTCTATCACCAGACCAACACAAGGCGGCGGACCAGTATAGCATTTTCCATTGAATCCACTAATACCATCCGCATAAGAAATATTGACAGCATTTCTAGTTTCATTCTGGAATAATACTTGCTTATTTCTTGCAGACCCAGCAGCGATTGGGGTAACTCTAATCATTCTAGGAATATCAACTTTAGGGATCGGGAACTGACCACTTCCTATGTTGTAACCAAAGGAAGGAGCACCAGGAGCCTTATTTAATTCTTCAAAAATTTCCCTGGTTGTCCACACATCTTGTTTGACATTTATTAACCCATCAATTGGTTCTAGAGGAACAAGATATGGAGTAATTAATTCATGAAGAATGTAACCCAACTCAACTGCTGCTCTCACAACAACATTTTCAGCAACACAAATTGGTACATCTCCTGGGCTCTCTGCAATAAATCTAAAGACTCTAGCAACATGATCATACATTGCTCTTTCAAGTTCTCTCTCCGCTTGCTCTTGTATTTGAGCATGAGCTTCTTGATAGGCAAGAGATGGTGGTTCGAATTCGAGTTGTCTATTTAATCCTGCCTTATCTCCTTGAGTTTGTGCAGCATTTGCATCTTGTGTGGCAGCAAGAACAGCAGCATAAGTTCTAGTGTAGTAAATTTGATATTGTTTTTCTAAACCAGCAGGAGTTCTGCCCCATACTTCCTTATCAACTTCTAGAATTGCTACTTCAACCATTGGTTTGAAGAACTTAGCAATTCTTTCAGAAGTAATCTTAATTTCTTTATTCAGATCATATACTGATGTTGTTGTATGTAACTTAATTATTGTGTTGTTGATTGATGTATGAACTCTCAATACAATATTTCCTCTTCCTCCAGGAGGAATCTTCATTGAGTTTGCAAGGCTATCGGTTAGAGGAGTTCCTGCTTTTTGTCTTCTTTCTTCTATAGTAGCAGTTCCAGGTGGAATAGAAGTACTACCTTGTGTAAAATTAGAACTAGCACTTGATGCTGCTTCTGCAAAAGCTTGAATACTTGAAGTTAGTGCTGCAGCATCTTGCCCTGCTGCAGAAGCAATTGCTTGAGCAGCTGATGTAGCAACTTGACCTGCTGATGATGAACCAGGAATAACACTCGATGCATTACTAATAACACTAGCAACTGCTCCTGCAACACCAGCAACTTCAGCAGAACCCTGCCCAATGGCACCTAGGGCGCTGTTTAGAGCGCCAGAGATGGCGCTTAGTGCTTGACCCATGTTTCCACCTAGGAGACCATCTAAGAGTCCTCCAAGGGCATTCTTGGGGTTTCTTATGGGAGGAATATTTACGATACCTTGATTATCATTGCTCTCCTCCTTTCCCATTTTGGAGGTGCCTTTGATTTTTTGAGTGTAACCAGTGAAAGGTTTAAATTCTTGAGTTGGTTTGCCCTGTGGTTTTGGATTAGGCACTTCTGGTGTTCTACCAAAGCATCCTAAAATTACAGGAAGTTGTGCATCATCTCCATCTAGAAAGAATCCAAACACAACATCTCCCTGTCTGAGCATGACAGTTTCTGATGTATTGGCACCACCACTACCAGAAGTTGGTGGCATCATTACATGTGCGTATGGTAGGTCATCATCTTTTACAGAATCATCGTAGGGATGATACCCCATGATTCTAATTTTAAAACGATTTCCCCATCCACTATCTCTTTGCTTTTGTTGGTTTTTAGTTGGTGCTACTTGTGCAATAAACCAACGGAATCCATCTCTACCAACAAAATTACTCTTAATTGAAGTATCGTCGATCATTCGTCGTAAACTCTACATTCAGCAGCATCTGGATTAAGTGAGCAATATTCTTCGAACTTTGTACCAGGGTGATGTCTTAAACTTCTATCATTGATTGTAGCATCACTTGGATCTGGAGTTTCAATCGGTTCATTGAATCTTGAATTTGCTTCTTTGTCTGTCATTTTTTACGCCCGTAAGTGTCTCTAACTAATAACATAGATGTGTAAGAACTATCAGTATCAAAGTGATGCCCAAGTTCCTTTATCATATATAGCCCGCTAATATGCTCATCATATTCTGTTCCCTTGTCAGGAGAAAGGTTTGGGAAGAAACACTTTATCATCATTCCTGCTCTTAGATCTGTATTACATGGAACGGTGACAGAAACAGATTGAGTCATCAAAAGATTATATCTCATGACAGACTGCGCTTGATTCTTCACTGGATTTGAATTTAAATCTTTCTTTACATCTTTGTCTAAAGTTCCTCTATCAAGAATCCTACTCATAACTCTTGTGGGATAATTACCAACACTATCTCCACCCGCTTCAATTGGTGGTAGTTTTGGCATCTCACCCATTAAAGATTCCATGCCCTTTAGATCCTTTAAGTGTTCCTCTAGTTTATAACTATATTGTGGAAACTCAAATGTGAGCGGATCGAAGAAGATATTATTGGTTGCATATGCTCCAGTTCTCATCTTCTCTATAACATTTGTATTTCTATTAACATGATAATCAATGATCTTTTTAGCAGACTTCTTGACATCATCTGCTGATGTAGTCTGGTTTACTTCATCAACCTTATATTCCGTAAATGGTTTTTCTTTCGCAAGTGCATCTAATGATCTAAAGAAAAATCCATCATGAGTTTGATAAAAAACATATCCAGCACTACTATCATTCTTATCAAATGATGGAATTGCTTTTGATGCTAACCATGTCAAAACAGTAAATGGTTTTCTCATGTTACCGATAAAACCATACTTGTTCTTGGTTTCATCTTTCTTTTTCAACTTGATTTTTAGAAAATCCTTTGCAATCTTTTCTGCAGAAGCGTCTATTTTCTCTGTTGTTGCATATTTCTTATTAACTCGTGAAGTTTCGTTTGTAATTGCTGCCCTCGAAACCAACTTAAGAGTGAATGATTCTCTACCACTCTCCGTTGAAACATCAGAAACTCCAGCAACATACAAATAATTTTCTGGTTTAGATGACCAATCTAATCCCTTACCAATTGGTGCTTTTATTTTTATCTTTACTCTTTCCCCACCCACAACTGGCAAACCATTCAATACTGACTTTTGCCCCTGCTTTCCCTTAAAGTCTTTGATCGCATCTCCAGTGGTGATGATAGTAACTGTTGCTGTAATAGTTGGGGAAAATATATCCTCATAGTAAGAAAACCCAACGACACCAAGTTTCAAATCAACAGTTCTACTGCCGTCGTTTGATTCGATAGTAAATTCTTCGTATTTTGAAGCTACTTGTGCTGTCATTTATGTATATGCTAATTGAGTTAAGAATCTTGCCTTCTGCATATTATTTAACAGAGTTCCAGCATCAACACCACCATTAGATCCTCCACCCATACTTACTGGCATTTGTGGCATCTCCTGTTGTGCAGGTTGTTGAGCCATTATAATAGTATTTCCTTGTGGTTTATCGTATGGCATTTGCTGAGATACTCCCTGTTTAGGAGAACTTGGAGCAGCAGCAATTGTTGACATTTCTTTCTTTGTCTGTGCAATTTGTTCTGCTGATCCACTCACAGAACTTGCAGTTAAGTGCCCAATAAATGTACTTGTTCCAGGAATTAATCCACTAACACCAGATGCATCACCTGCTGCTCTAACATCTTCAAGAGCAATAGGAACTTTTGTTCCTCTAGGAACAGAAACATCAACTGCATAATAACCTCTTGTTCTCTTGGAGTGCTTATTAATTCCTTTGCTGATCGCTTGTTTTAACTGAGCATCGCTCATATTTTTAGATAGTGCAATGTCTGCGCCGCCACCAGTAATAAAAACAGAAACTCCTTGTTGTAATAATTTTTTAACAACTGGGAACGTATTATTGAGAAGAGTTGTTCTACTATTATCTTGGAAGTGACCATGAACCCAACCAGCAGCATTGCTAACTCTACCAGTATCGCCAAATACTGCTCCTGTAGTTAGTCTTCCACCAGTATTTTTCCTTGATTGTACACCAGTTCCTTTTCCAAGTGGAGTTTTTCTTGCTTGTTCTATAATTGCTCTTTCTTTCCGCGATGCTTTGTCCCTGGGACCTGTCCAAGCACCAATACCAGCTTCTTTTAAATACTGAATTGCAAGTTGGTCCTGAACTTCGGGAGTAAATTTTGCAGAAGTTGGAATTCCTGATCTCGCCACAACTCCAGGTAAGGTCTTTCCAATAAATTGATATCTACCAACTGCATGTAGTCTACCTTGTCTTATCCACTCTTGATTAGACATTCCAGATCTTTCTGCCTGCAATGCCATGATTTCTTTAATTGTCAAATCAGTAAGTGCTTTACCGCCATGTTGCTTCATCTTGCGAAAATCGCCAGCAAAAGAACCTGGAAGTACCGCTCTACCACCTTTTATTCCTATCTGATTGACGGCATTGTATCCACCACTACCTGCAGACTCATATTTTGATAGAATGTCCAGTGCTTGTTTGTGAATAGGTTTTAATTTACCTCCAGATTGTGCTGCAGGAGTTGGTGCTGCAGGAGATGGAGCGGGTGTTGCTGGAGATGGAATTGGTTTATCTTCTTGACCCAATCTCTCTGCAGATTCTTGAGCTTGCTTTGCACCTTCTGTCTTTTCATATGATTGACCAAACGTTGCCATTACAATGTTTCCAAAATCTCTACCCATTGAAGAGATTTCATCTGTTATGATATTAAATTCTTCTCCAATAGTAGTAGAATCAAGTTGTTTAAAATTTACAACAGAATCTGCTATTGATACGGCAATATTTTTTAAACTGAAAGCTATATTCACGACACTTTTAACAAGATTCTTCATCCCATCAAAAACTGTCACTGCCCTTGGGATGACTTGTTTTTCCACAAAATCAAATATTTGTGGAAGTCTATTTGAAAACCAACCAAGTACAATTGCTTCGATTGCAGCGATTACACGCTCAATTGGATCTAACGCCTTCCGTGCATATTTGTTGACCGTACTAGCAACACTACCTTCTTTTTCCGTTGATATAAAATTTCTTAACTTTCTTTTTCTATCAGTTTCTTCTATTTCTATTACTCTGGTTTCTTGCTGCGCTCTAAGTTTACTTGCTCTTCTTTCACCAAATACTTTCTCTAATCTAATTACATTAGATTCTAAAGCATTTAACTGTATATTAGATGCATCTACCTTTTGTTCGTTTGATTTTGTTAGTTTAATCATCTTATATTGCCATTACGTTGTAGACAGAATGAGAAAACAAAACATAGAAGTTATCTGGGTTTGAAGATCTAGCACCAGGAAACTTGGTTGCGCCAGTTCCACTCATTGAACCAGCATTAATTGGTCCTAAATCTGAAGGAGTAGTGGTTCCGCCACCTCCTGTTGATGGCAATTGAACTACCTGAGTTTGTGAAGATGGAACTGAAGATTCCATAGTCGCAATTTTTTCATTAGCATTATTTACTGGTTGAATCGACGATGAAGTAGTAGATGTCTGATTTTGCTGCGGAGTTATACCTGAAGCATCCATTTCTCCAGAATCATATGGTCCAAACATTGATGCATCGGTTGCATTTGAATCTGAGGATCTTGGACCAGATGGAGCAGCAGTCTCTCCCATCATTGGTGTAACTGATTCTGCCGATTTTTCTGCTGGTGCTGGTGTTGCAGTGGATCCAACTTTAACTTCTGTTGGTTTTACATCTGCCGCTGGTTTTGCTGCTGGTTTTGCTTCTACTGGTTTTTCTTTTGGAATATCCTTATTAGATGGAGTTTTCGCAGGTGCTGGAGCTGCTGGACCTTTAAATTCAAAATGCCCACCATGATCATTTGGTCCTCCATATGGAGCATGAACCCATCCATACTTCTTACCATTCTTTATAATCCATGCCTTTGAATTGCCATGAATATCCATTCCAAGTCCATAAAGATGCTTAGATTTTTCCGCCCCGTTTTCTTTTTTATTTTTTGCTACAGTTCTCTGTGAACTTGCAATATCGGTTCCCTTAACGACTCCTTTTGAATCTGCTACCATCTTTTCAAAAGCAGCAGCTGCTTCTTTAGAGAAAACAACAGGTCTTCCCTGCTCATCAGTCTGTCCCTGAATAGTATACCCAGGTCCAGTATCCGTGTGACCTTTAGTTGATATTACTTTTGTTCCTGTGCCAGTTATTGCATCTTTAGCACCAGTTATAAGATTTTTAGTGCCCTCTACTGCAGCAGATGCTGCATCACCTATTGCATCTCTTGTTTTAGAAGCAATATTTCCAGTTGCATTATCTGCTGCTGTCGCTGTTCTTTCTATAAAATTTCCAGTTGCCTGGGCTGCATTCCCTGCTGCTTCAACTGCAGGTTCTGTAACTGGTTTAACTAAGTTTGCAGCTCCTTCTACTAAGTTTTTTATAAAGTTCATAGCACCTTCTACCCATCCGTAGAAAGTTCCCATGGCATCCTTTACAAATTCAAATGCACCTTTAATTGCAGAAATACCAGTATCTACTACATTACGAATTACTGCAAATACATTCTTGATAATATTGCTTATATTGGTTATTGTCTGCCTAGTTGCAGCATATACATTAATTACAGTTCTTTCAATTGTATCCCAATTCTCTACTATTTGATTAGTTACCCATCCAGCAAATAGTGCAGTTAAAGCCTCTCCAATCCTCCCAAAAAAGGATTGGACTTTCGTGACTTGTTTTTGAACTAACTGCGGTACTTTTATATCGGTTTCTCTTTCTATATTTGTTTCGATTCTATTTTTTCTTTCTGCATCTATTCCTTGCTTTCTTATCGTATCTTGCCTGTTTTCCTCATCTCTATTATCTCTAATATCACTTTGTATTGCAGTAATTATACTGTTTAACTTTTTATTAATTGACCTCAGGGTGAAGGTATTGAGGTTGACATATACTGTCTGTTGTCTTGATTTTGTTACCTCGCCACCAGAAGATGCTGCAGGATCTCCACCTCCTCCAGGAAAAACAGATTGTGCATTAATTGCCATTTTGCTTAGCTCTTTCGTTCTGTTCTTCTACATGCTGTTGAAGTAACATAATATAGATTTCCCTTTCCCAGGGAATCATATTTTCAATCTCGGTCAATGAATATTTATGGTACTGCATCATGGCAAAGTTGATCTTATAAAATGACACAAGATCTTCATGTGCCATTATCAACCGAAAAAACTTGAGAGACCCTCCAATACTACTTCATTCTCTACTTTTGTGTTTGGATTGATGACTTTAATTGTGTAAGACAATTTTGGCATCGTATTGAAAAATTCTTCAATTTCTTTGAACTGCTTAGTTCCAAGTTGCTCCAAAAACTCAATCAATTCTTTTTGGGTAGAATCCGAAGCACTCCATGCTTCTTCGGCATTATAAATCTGTTCGATACAACCAGCGATGACTTGGAAAGAATTGTCAATATTTCTTCCATCAAAATCAAAGTTGTTCTTAATAAATTGATCAAGAGAAGGATACTTCATTCTCATCGACAATGTATCATCAATTTTAATATCTCTAGAATGCTTTTCATCGAATGTCACTTCAATATCTTGCAAATCAATAGATACTGGAACTTGCGTTTCTCCATCATCGGCACAAGTTACAATCACATCAACACTCTCTCCAACTGATTTTGCACGTACATGAAGGAATAGATATTCAATATCAAATGTTGGTAGAGATTCAACGTCAATTCCTTTGGTTAAAATGCAAGAATTTAGAACTTCAGAAATTGCGTTTGTGATCTGTGTTGTATCCTCACTTTCCATTGCAATGATGAGGATTTTTTCTTCTCTTACAAGGAAAGGTCTATACTTAATTTTCTTCTTATTTGAAGGTAATGTCAACTCATAAGTTGGAGTCGAAATCTTTGGTAAAGGCATGATTTTTTGTCAAAAAATTCAGTTAGAATTATTTAGTTCCTTGTTGGACTGCCGTTTGCTCCAAAGAATCTTCCACTAACTTCTGCGCTAGTTCTAGTATCTTTACTTGAATCGTAGAAGACAACACCACTATTTCCACGAACGGGAACTAGTTTGTTTCCTCCACCACCGCCAGTTGCACTACCTAGAGAACCGAGACTTGGAATAAAGTTAGAGAAAGAACCGAGACTTAGAGCAGCACTCGAAATTGGACCACAGACATATCTATCATAACTGAAGGTAACAGTAACTTGTAGAGTTCGTGTTCCTTCATAAGAAACAGGTATTGCAGCGATATTTACTGGGAATGCTCCAATAAAGTTATAGACTAATTTGGATCTGTAATCTCTATCAAATTTTGTGATGGACATGGAATCGCACTTGTATCCACTTCCACCATCTCCATTTGGATACTTGAACTTATTAAAGTAAGAAGGAGAAGCTTTACTTGGAATTAATTGATCAGCACCACTGGAAATATACTCCATCCAGTGTTCAAAAAACTTTAAATTCTTATATTGCTGATCGACATAGAACGTGAAATCAATTGGGGCAAAGGTTCTGGTATATGCTATATTCTCAGTAATACCAGGAAAATTGCTGGTGATTTGTGTAGTTGCATATGCTGAACCTGGCAAGGATGCACTTGAGCATAAGATTCCAGCATCTCTGGTGATATGGAGAATGTCAACTCCTTTCATCATCAAAAATCCACTCAACTGTGACAATCTCATAAAACCAGAGAATGCAACTTCATAATGAGATGTGCCAGCTAACTTACCAAACTTGGTAAGTACCTCTGACATTTTTTTAGGTTTTGCAATACCCGCTCCACTTAAAGCACCGATGCCACCACCAGCAAGAGCGTCAGCAATGTTAGCAGCACTATCTAAAAGTCCAGAAACTTTTGCAACTTCTGAAGAATTTGGGAATACAGAAGCAGCAACTCTTCCATATCCAGCAGCTATATTAGCACCCTTTGCGATGTCTTGAATTGAAGCCACTATTTTCGTTATAGTTTTCCTATACTATATAGTCAAGAATTGTAAGATCATCATATTAATGTCCTATAAAGGAAAATTTAAACCAACGAACACCAAAAAGTACAAAGGTAATCCAACAAATATTATCTACAGATCTCTTTGGGAAAGAAAGTTTATGGTTTACTGTGACTTGAATGAAAATATCTTGGAATGGGGAAGCGAAGAATTTTGGATTCCATATCGCTCACCACTCGACAATAGAGTACATCGATACTTTCCAGACTTTTGGATTAAGTATAGAGCAAAGGATGGAACAATTAAAAAATCAATCATTGAGGTAAAACCACTCAAGCAAACTAAAGAACCGAAACAAAGAACAAGAAAGACAAAATCCTACATTTATGAAGTTCAAGAGTATGTAAAAAATCAAGCAAAATGGGATGCGGCGAGAGAATATTGCAAAGATAAGTTGTGGGAATTTAAGATTCTAACAGAAGAAGACCTAGGAACATGAAATTCACAAACAATAGGATACAACCAATTATTGACGAATTGATTGGTTTGGAAGATCCAGATGATATGATGTTGAAAATCATAGAAGCACTGGATACGGATAAAACTTGGGTTCCAGAGGTTGATAAATATTATACCTTTATATACATACCTAAAACCTCAGGAATTCAGTATGATCAATACCCATTAATTAGGGTAACTGAAATTACAAGTTGGGGTTTTAAAGGATTGAACTTTCATCATGGTGGAGAACTTAGATTTTATACATTTCCTGAAGTTCAGGGGCAAATGCATTTAGTTAAAGAGACTGAACTAGAAGATCTACTATCCATTCCATACGGTCTTATACGACAAAGTTGACTATAAATATTCAGAGAACCTATATTGGGCTGTAATGCTACGATATCCACAAGCTAGATTAGACGCTACTAGCGACTATTTCAAGATAACTATTGCAGAGTATAAACCTGGGGGAGGGGCGGCGAGTTCTAGTGGTTCATTCAAGGTGGCAGAGGGATCGCAAGCAAACTCACCTAAGAAGAATAAATCTGTAAAAGAAATTATACTATTACCCATACCAAACGGACTGTCTGATAGCAATACTACAGGATGGGGAGAAGATAGTATAAATGGAATGGCTATGGCAGGAGTTAATGCAGCAATGCAAGCGATGAAAAGCAAAAATGCAGATCAAGCAAAAGGAACCATTAGTAATCTTTATGGTCAGGTAAAAGGAAGTAAAGATGAGGTTGGAAGAGCTGCTAATGCTGAATTTGCAGCAATCGCAGTAAATGCTTTGGGTGGAAATACCACTAGAGATGGTATCCTAGCGAGAACATCTGGTCAGATTATCAACCCAAATCAAGAAATGCTATTTAATGGCGTGAGTATCAGATCATTTAGTTACAGTTTTGATCTCATCCCAAGATCAAAAAGTGAAGCAAACCAAGTGAGGTCAATTATAAGAGCGTTCAAAAAACATATGGCAGCAAAGAAATCTCCAAAAGGAGTTTTTCTAGGAAGTCCAGATATATTCCAGTTGGAGTTTATGAGTGGACCAAAACCACATCCATTCTTACATAGATTTAAACCATGTGCATGTACAAATGTAAGTGTGAATTACACTGGTTCTGGTGCATATAGTACATATGAAGATTCTACACCAATTCACATGGTTTTGACTGTATCATTCACAGAATTGAACCCAATTTACTTCGAAGATTACGACTTAGCAGGAGGTGTAGGATTCTAATGGGTTACTTTAAAGAACTACCAGATCTAGAGTATAGATCACCATTTTCGACTTATAGAAATTCAGTCAACGATTTCATTAAGTGTAAGAACTTATTTAAAAGACTGAAGTTAAGAGATGATGTCTATAATAATGTAACCAACTTTGACAAGTACATCATTGGCGAAGGTCAGAGACCAGACCAAATAGCATTAGAATATTATGGAGATGATACCCTTGATTATGTTATCCTAATCGTGAATAATATTTCTAATTTAAGAAACGAATGGCCATTGTCTGGCGAATACTTCTACAATTTCCTTGAGAGAAAATATCCTTTTCCTGGGCAATTAAGTCAGATACATCATTATGAAACAAAAGAAATTAAAGATTCTTTAGATAGATTGATATTACCAGCAGGAAAGTGGGTTGATGCTAACTTCACAATTCCCAACCCAAATAACAAACAACAAACGATCAATCCAGTAAAACCAGTTACAATCTTAGCGTGGGAACAAGAATTAAATGATAAAAAGTCTGAAATTTGGTTGCTAAGACCAGAGTATATTGGTATCTTCCTGGATGATCTTAGAACAGCATATACTTATGGTGTGTCTTCTCAACAAATAGATGAGACAACAAAAAGGGGGGATTGATCCCCCCCTTTATATCATGCTTCAGCGAGTCGCTGGAACTTTGCCATAATATCATCCAAGTCTTCATCATCAGAGTCTTGATTTGAAGAGGGAAGATTGTTCAGTTCAGAACGGAGATCTTCAGTCAGACTAGGAGCAGAGAACTCCTCTTCATCTTCTTCACCGAAGGTTTCGGGATCTTGACGACGAACTGCACCAGCAAGTCCAAGTACATTATCAAGGCGCTTCTTCAGTTGATCATAGGACTTGAACTTATCGGGAGCAACCAACTCTGCAAGAGAATATTGCTTCTTCCAGAGTGATTCAAGTGCATCATCATCACCATCAAGAAGAGGAGATTGACGGGCAAATTCGGAACTATCGTAGTTCCAGTAACCAGCAACCTTTTTAATCTTGATCTTGAAGTCTGCACCTGCCCAGAAGTCAAAAGGATTAATGGGTTCTTCATCCTCAAACTCAGGTTGCATTGCTGCAATAATTTTATCGTGAATCTTCTTGCCATACTTGAACAAGAATACACGACCCTCGTTTGCAGGATTTGCGGGATCTTTCACAACATAGATGTTGCTGTAGTATGAAAGTTTACGCTTCTGTGCGCGGGCAACTTCCTTATTGGCATCGATACCACTGTTCCACAATTGAGTATTATATTCAGATACGGGATCCTTGCCACCAATTGTAGTCAGGGAGTTTTCGATGTACCAACCACCAGGACCCTTGAAGGCATGAGCATAGATCTTTGCCCAAGGCAGATCCTCTCCTTCAGGAGCGGGGAGAAAACGAATTACGGCATAACCGTTACCTGCTTTATCAACTTCTGGTTTCCAGAGGCGATCATCTCCGCCAGAAGTAGTGCTATTCTGTTTTTCGACTTCTTTGACCAGTTTTGCGGTCAGAGAACCGAGTTTGGATTGTTTTTTAAGATCGGAAAAAGACATTTAGATTTGGCCTGTGTTGTGTACGGATTAATTATAGCAGACGGTCAACTAGGAGTCAACACTTTTAACGAGAGTATCCAAGATTTTTTCGAGATCATCAAAAATGACGGAGATATCCACGTCAGCTGGGAATCCAAGCATTTCAGCAGATTTTCTAATCCGCTCTTTCATTTCTTTTGCTGCTGGATCATCTGACAAAGAAACTCTGGCAAACATTATCTTTTGTTTTTCAAGCAAAGATCTTAGTTTCTCAATATGTTCGAGTTTTTCGACCATATCAAAACTTGGAAATCTAAGAATTGCGGAATAAACTTCTTCTTGAAGTTTATTAATTTCTTGGATCGATTCTCTAACTATTTCTGAATCAAAAAAGTCACTCATGTTACTCTGCTGCGTCCTTAAGCATTTTCTTACAAGAAAATACATTGATATTTAGGAATGGATCATACTTTTTTATTTTAAAGCTGACGGTTTCCCACACTGGATCTGGTAGGTTATTATCGAAGTATGAACGGAAGTTGAGGATCTTATTTAAGATCACCAATGTTTCTATCGTGATAGATCCTGATAGATATTTCTTCAGTAGAATAGGATGTTTGCCATTACACTCCATAACAGATTTAAAAGAATTATCTGAAAAAAGAGTGCTCAAATCTTGCTTGAAATTATATGCAAGACTTTGATTTACTTTATTCCACTGGTTATAGTTTACATCTCCAGATTTTATAATTTCACCAATCCATACAGACTCTGGATTTGATGCATAAACAAAATTTGAGACGAAATACTCTCTGATTTGCTCATCAGTTTTTTGACGAGACATTTTTTCAAAAAAGTACTTGTCTTTCCTTTTATTGAAAGATACCACGGATGCTCTGGTAGATCCGTGGTATTTGAAGTAATCGTAGTCCTTTTTTGTGAAATGATTTTTGATTGCCAAATATGTTCTGTAACAATCAACTGGACTCATAGTGGAAGTCTTGCGCGACTTGTTTTCTTTAGGAAGTTCAATTGCGTAGCATCCCATCTCAACTTTTCCTTCAGTGGTTTTGTAATCAATTTTATCACAGCATCGACTTCAATTTCATTTTGGTCACAGAACAAAACAATTGCGTCGATATAATTTAGATTTTCTTGTGTGGCAATGTTTTCAATTTCAAGTGCAAACTTTTCTTTGCACATGAACTTCTCTTCTAATGCTTTACTTAGTTCTTGTTTCATATTCGTGTAGTTTAAACTCTAAAAATTCTTGTATGTAAGTGATAAGTTCTTTAATATACTTTTTCTTATCATTCTCGATGTATACCTCACATTCGCCATCTTCACATGCCATGATGATTACAAATTGCTTGACAGTAATACCTGTCAATTCATAAAGCATACAGGCATATGCACAGCACTGGACAAAATAGTGATCAATCCATTCCCGTGGTTTTGGTTTCTTGGATGTTTTGAAGTCAATAATTGACAGTTCACCATTATACTCGGCAATACAATCTACTGTTCCAGCAATACCTAATGTTTTGCTGTACATTGATGCTTCTAAAGCATGAATGTTATTGATTTTATTGAGATGTGGTTTTGCGATATTAAAAAGCACTTGAGACAGAGGAAGAATTCCACCAGGAAATTCTAAATTCTTCAAGTAATGCTCAGTAAGGGTATGCATATCAGTACCCCTACTGGTTGCTAGCCTAGTAATTTTATCTGCCTCAGCAGCACCAATTCGCTCTCGCCAATCAGCAAACTTTTTTCTATTTTTATGACTGGTTACAGAAGTAATAGAGACGAGATTGAGTAGTTCGTCTCCATTTTCAACTTCATAGTATCTTACGCCGTCAACTGTTTTACGATTTAATGAAGGTAAATCGAGAGTTACATGATTAAACATTAGAGATTACATATTGAGTGCAAGTTTTGTAGCAATGTACTTCTTAACAAGACCAGACCTAACAATATCTTCTACTCCAAATTCAGTGATTCCAAATTCATCGGTCATTTGATGAATGATTTTGATGAAGTCGAGAATACCGTTTCTTTCGTATGTCTTTGTCAAATCAGACTGTGTGGCATCGCCACAGAAGCAGATTTTGGTGTTTTCACCAACCCTAGTAATTATACTATCAAGTTCGTGAAAATTCAAGTTCTGGCACTCGTCGATAAGCAGGATCGCATTATCAAAAGTTGTACCACGAATAAAACTTGTTGACCAGAAAGAAATAGTTTCTTGTGATTTTAAATTGCCATAAAGCATTTCAAAACTTGCTTCATCTGGCATTTCAAACATATACTTCACCATATTCTTATAAGGAATCTGATAAAGTGCCGATTTATCCTCATGATCTCCTGGAAGAAAACCAATTTCCCTAGTGGCAACTAGAGATCTAACAATGTAGATTTTTTCATATGGTGTTCTTTCATCTAATACATCTTTGATGGCATTGTAAAGAGTAATAAATGTTTTACCAGTACCAGCGGCTCCATAAGCAAAAATATTTTTACCTTGCTTATAATCATCAAACAATTTAGTTTGATTTGCAGTGAGAGGTTTAATATCAAGCAAATATTCAGAATTGATTGGTTTTCTTCTTTTCATTTGCTTGGCAGTCAAACCAACCCCAATCGGTTCAGATCCTCTTTTCTTTCTTGTCATTGATTACAATTTACCTACGTTAGCTTTTGGTGATTTTGATACCTTGGATAGAACATCATTCCATCCTGGATGTTTGTTAGCAAGTTTATCTCTCCATTCCCCAACTTCTCCAGCAGCTGGACACGTTGCGGGATCAGACCAGTCACGGGTCCAATCTGGATTTTCAATCTTCCATTGGTCCCACTCATGAACACTCATTTCAACTTCTTTTTGCTCACCAGTTTGTGTATTAATAACAGGATATGTTGCCATAGAAAAAATAACAATTATGTTTTATTTATTAGGACCACTCAAGTGCTTCAGATACACTTGGGAATTGCTCAATAAAAACTTTCTTACATGCTTCTGCAATGTCCATATGTTCCTTTTGAGTTCCATTGGCAGTGCGGAGATTAATATAATGTATCCATGAACGGCATGATCCAGACATGTAAATTCTGGTTGGAGTTGCCAGTGGAAGTACAAATCTTGCACATTCCTTTGCCACTCCGACATCAAGCATACGCTTATAAAGACTATTAGCGGCAGCAAAGTGCTCAGCAATTTCTGTTTGAAACTTAAGTTTCACATAGTCACCGAGATCATCTGTAGAGTTTTGGCGATTCTTGGTATCCTGGCGGCGAAGATCTGGAATGGGGATATGATCAGCAATCAAGTTAGTATCAGCATACCGTTGTGAAAATTCCTGATATGTAAATGAACGGTGGCGCAGAATTTGAGCTGCAATGCCACGGTTTGTTTCGATCTCTAGAGTCATAAAACTCTGCTCAAACACAGACCAATGATTATGCTTAATGCAATAACGCAATAACCCTGCGTAGTTTTCATTATCTTGGTTGCTAGGATTAGAGACTCTAGCAACATATGCCATTGTTTTTTCTGCATCTGGCGTTACAGTGATCAGTTTTACGGTCATACTCCAAATCCCTTTGCTTTATTTTTTTGTTTACGTTGTTCTTGTCGTTCTTGTGCTTCTTTCAGTTTACCTCGTAGGTAATTGATTTCATCTTCATCATAAAGATCTTCATTGAAACGTAAGCACTCTTTAATTGCTTGAATAAGTTTTTTGTTACTGTTTGCCATAGTTAATCTGGGTATCCGTCATCATCACCATCGGTAAACACTTCATCATAATCGGTGATTGGTTTTTTAGTGTAACTCTGTGGGTCTGAATAAATCTCAGACTTCAGACATTCTACCAGAGATTCTAGGTTTCTGACAATAAGCTTTAATTTTTCTTTGTCCATAGTTCTGGAAAGATTATACTTCATTATACTATAAAAAAAGGGAGGTGTAAACCTCCCTCATTCGTTAAGAAACTTTCTAAAATGTTTCTTACCTTTTTTTCTAAGAACTCGTCTTATTTCAGGAGGTTCCTTTTTAACAGGAAACTTCCTTTGCTCTGAAAATACACCATCATTAGTGATGATTCTGGCGAGCACTAAAAACTGAATTAACAGTTTCATCTTTTTCTATTAAATATTGGTTCTACAGACAACATGCTTTCGAACCATTGACGTAAGTGAATACGATAGCAAGACCAGTACTTGCACCCTCTATATGTTAGTTGGTAGCAAGCAGGTGGTCTGCTATCTTTGTCCATATCATCATAATGATATGTGTATTCATCCACTACTTTGCACCAACGAGTTGTACTAGTTGTGCTTTGTGGCGGCGATCTTCTTTTTGCTTCTGCTCTTTAATGAGTTGAAGGAAATTTAGTTTTTGCATCACTTATGCCCTTCCTTAGTGTACTTGACGCCACGGTAGACTTCATTGTACTGTTGGGCTTGTTGTTGCATTTGTTGTTGATAAGCGATACGCTTTTCGGTATCATACTCAACACCACGGTAAACTACTTTCGACATTGGTTTTCTCCTAAAGAAATGAGATGGTTAGTCCCGTTCCTTCAGTCGGCTTTTGCGTCTACAAAACAACCTTTCTTAGTGACCTGTTTAATTTCCCAAATTAAATCATTTTTTTGTTGGGCATCAATTAATTTGTTGGTATTAACTTTACCAATCATTAATTGTGCTTGTAAACAGGTTAAGAAGAGTTGTTCCATAGATGAACGATCCGTTCCGAGTCGGCTTACTTGCGTTCGCTATTTGCAAATAGCGAATGAACGTGGGATCATTATAGACCCGTTACCTTATATAGTCAAGTAATTTTGTAACTTTTGTTACAAATTTAAGTTTTTTCATAAATTTCATTACCAACAACTAATATATCTAAATTAGTAGAACTAAAAAGATCTAGAGAATCAGCTATTGATCCGCATATTGGTTTTCCTCCATTATTTAATGAAGTATTCAATACCATCGGTATTCCTGTCAATTCCCTAAATTCATCAATTAAATTATAGTAAATTGATGAATTTTGAGAAACAGTTTGTATCCTGCAAGTTCCATCAACATGTGTAATTGCTGGGAAACTTTCTTTATCTAAGATATCCATTACATATAACATATATGGAGAAACTCCATCCCAGTCAAAATATTTTTTGGTTTCTTCTTCTAAAATCGAAGCTCCAAACGGTCTATACCATTCTCTATGTTTAACTTTATCATTTAGTATTTCTTTTCCATTTTTAATAGTTGGATTCATCAAAATACTTCTATTACCCAATGCTCTCGATCCAACTTCGCCATTTCCTTGATACCACCCAACAATTTTTCCATTTGCTAAATGATCTGCAGTTCTTTTAATTGTATCGCTCGATGGTGTAGTTTCTGGTGCTTCATCAGATTGCCAAAATGGAAATCCAGTTCTATCGAAAGGTTCTTGTTGAAAATATTTTCTAAGAAATTCAATAACTCCCAATGATAATCCTTCATCATTACAATGTGGTAAAATATGAAGATTTGGTCTGACTTTTTTAATCTTACTGTTAATTACAGTATTTTGTGCTACTCCACCAGAATAGCAAATTACATCATTTTCTTCACTATAATCTCTAAAATGATTTGCAAATATATCCTCAGTAACTTCATGACATATTTGTATATGATTGTATATTTCTTGATCTATTAATGATGAAGAATTCAAATTCCACAGATAATCTAGGAAATTTATATTGTATCTTGAAAGTCTTTGTTTTTCAGCATTGATAAACTCTTTTGGCAATAGTCCATGACCTTTTAATGCCATAACTTTACCAGCTTGATCGTATTGAGTGCCACTAACTCCAATCTGCTCTCCTAACATTGATAAAATAACACCTAAAGATGGAGCGTTTGTATAATTGAAGTTTAAAACTTTTTCATTAGACTTAAAAATAGTATGACTTGAGAAGTTGTCCCCAAATCCATCAAATACAAATGAAATTGTTTGGTCAATACCTAAACACCAACTACCCAAAGAGTGTGCATAATGGTGATCCACCCTAAAAATAGGGCATTCAAATCCCAAAAGATTGAATAATGGAATGTCTACTGTTTCATAAAGTTTGGATTCATCAAACTTTAAGTGAGAATGCCTATGTGCATCGATGACTATTCCTATAGCATCAATTTCTTTTGGATCAATATTCCACTTTTTAATTATTTTTGTCCATTGGTTAAGATCATCAAATCCATGATGTTTAACTTGAAAATCTCTTTCAGACTTATAATATTTAACTTTTTGATTACATGAATAACTAATGTTCGAATCATGCTCACATAATCTAAGACCAATAAATTTCATAACGATTTTTTTAAATTACATATTAAAATAATCCAAACATTTTCTTCTGTTGTGGTGCTGGTTTTGGTTTATTTGCTTGTATTCTTTGTCTCATTTGCTGCTGAGCAGTTGGTTTAGCAACTGGTTTTGGTGTTGGTTTAGCAACTGGTTTTGCAGCAGGTTTTGTTGCTTGGAATGACTTATTACCTTTTGCATCATAAGTTACTGTTCCCTTTACTCCACCTAGAGTCGCTCCATATGCTTTTCCTGCCTGAGCACCGCCTTGAGCAACTTTATTTACGCCTTGATTTCCTAGGTTTGCTCTAACTACTTGCTGACCACCAGCACCATAAGTGGTTGTTGCTTTAGCGCCACCTAGTTTTGATTGGTATGCTGTATTTGTTTGTACTTGCCCAGATCTACCACCAGCAGCGGCAACTGTTTGTCTTTGAATATTTTTTTGCTGTTGCTGCTGTTTTTGTTGGTTTTGCTTCATTTGCTGTTGGATTTTCAACTGCGCTTGCTTTGCCTTTTCCGCTGAAGATCCAACGACAAGATCTGCTGCTTTTCCACCTAAAGCAGACCCACCCATATATCCAGCAATACCACCAGCAACACCGCCAATACCAGCACCAATTGCAGTACCAGCACCAGGAACTACACTACCAAGTGCAGCACCTAGAGCAGCACCTTTTGCTGCTCCTACAGCACCGCCTGCCCAACCTCCACCTGCTTTTAAAGCAGCAGCAGTACCAGATTGCGCTTGATTAAATCCTGCTTTTCTGCGCTGCTCATATTCATCTTTGGCATCAATTGCAGCGCCAACTGGTGCAGCTGCTCTACTGGCAAGTCTTCCTGCTCCTCTTAGCAGTTGACCACCAGGAATACGCATTCCAGACCGTGCAGCTTGTGCAGCAGTTGCTTCTGTAATAAATGTGGAATACGTCTTCATTCTGGTGGCATTTGTTTTAAATATTTATCATTAATCGTCTTCGTCCTTTCCAAAAAATGTTCCGAAGAAACCAGAGTCTCCTGGTTTGCGGTTTTCCAGTTTATCTAGGAGACTATCAGTTGTTTGTAGTGTCTCAATACGACTGATAAGATCAGCAATGACACTACAGACCATCGGGCGTTCTTGACGGGCAGCATACGCTAGTGCATTACGCAATGATGCTTCTGCTTCTTTTAGGGATTCTTCAACGGATTGTGATAGTGCCATTTCAAATAGACCAAGAGTTTTTATCGGTTTGTGGGGTATAAGAATACCCATCTTTTTTAAGGGTTTCCATGAACTCAGCATCAAGTTCTGGTTCATTAGGAGTCATAAGTTTAAGAAGTTTCAAAGATCGTTCATAACCACTCTTATAATACTGTACGTTTTCTGTTACAGATTCTAGAATTGTTGCATAAATTTCTTCTGGTGAAGCCTCAGCAGATGACATAGCATCATGCAACCAATCTTCAAGTTTTTCAAGAGAATACTTTTTGTAGTCAAAGTCAGTCATAATCATTCCTCTCTGGGTTTAGGTTTGTTGCACTCATTGCAGTAATAGGAAAAACCACTTTTGAAGTATTTTACAACTTGGAAGTGGTTTTTGTCAAGTGGTTTTTCTTCACCACATTTATTGCACGTTCTTTTTGAACTGCTTACGAACTCGTTTGAGTTCTTTGAGTTCATATTTAATGTTTTTATAGGCAGTTTCTGCATCAAGTTTTCCGCCCATTTCCAAAGCACAGATAACATCTACTCTAGTCCCAAAGTGTGATAATGCTTTTTCAAAAGTGTCTAATTCTTCATACATCGGTATTTCCTGTATAATTGTCAAACTCAAGTCTTAGCATATCAAGTCTATTTTCGAGTTGATACAAAACATTAGTTGTACCAATATTTTCTTGTTCTAATTCAAAGACCCTATTAGAAACACTATTGCAAATATTTCTGTTTACAATTTCGTCTTCTCTTACAGTATCAATATAGTTTTTATTTTCTTTTGCATAATCTTCAATTTCGCAAAGTTTTTCATATAAACTATTAACCACTTCTTGTAGTGTTTTTTCTTCTTTGCTTTGGGGATCAATTAAATTCATTTGGGTAACTCCGTTTGTTTGTTCAATGTCATTCCAATGTCTTATTACACCAGCCACGATAAAAACATTAGTGACCAAGTAAGAAATAAAAATAGCGGTGCGTATCCAAGCAATAGTATCAGATTCTCGGTCGCATTTAGATGGTTTTTCTCCAAGTGCTTTTGCCCACCAACGCCAAATTTTTTTTCTTTTCATTCGTGACTTAGTTGCCTCTTCAACTCCACTTCAATTGAGATTAGGTGAGAGTACAAAAAGTTTTTCCATTCATTGTTTTTTAGCAGACTTTCTAAGTTTTTTACTTGCTGTAGTGCCAGTACTAACGTAGTTTGGTTGTCCATTCACAGAAATTTTGTACTGTTTTGTGTTTAGTTTGTAGCGAGCAATGTATTTATTCATGTGATCCTCGCTTTGGAAAAAACAAGTTTTGTTTTCTCTTTTATCTTCCAACCTATAAGGGAATCCCTCATGTGGGAATTCTTCTTTATCAAGTTTTTTCATTTGGACCTACCATGAATCGGGCACTCAACATCAATCCATTTCCTATCGTCAGGCATTTCCTGATTATCAAGAACAGGGCAGATGCATCCTTTTTCTCGTGCTTCTGGAGAACCAGGAATAAGACCATTCCATGCCTTTATGGGATTATTGGTAGTTACTTTAAGCATACCCTGATCCCACATATCCTTATTTGAAGTATCCTCTTCTATAACAAGTTGCTGCTCAAGTTTTTCTACTTTTTCTTTTAGATCAAAATATTCTTTGTCAGTATAAATCTGCTTATCTTGCAAATCATACTCTTGCATCAGTTTTTGCATTTTAGATTCTTCATTCCCATCATTAAACGCAAGGCGGCAAGCACCATCCATGATATTATAATCATCAAACCCAACTGCACGAAGAAATCCCTTGAACATTTCAAAATATTGATGAACGTTCAGATCCTGTGCAGGTGCTTCGATTGTGATTGTCTGTTGATCTACAATTTCTGGAAAGTGTTTGTTATAATGAGGTTCGGTTTGATTGACGTAAACAAATTTTACGGTGGCGTCGTAGGGCATAAGTCCTTTGAATCGTATACATCTATTATAACACCGTACCTGAAATGGAGCAAGCGTTCTGGCCAGTTCTCCCACTGTCCATCGTACTGTGCTGGGTAGACCCTGACATACTTGGTCAGATACCATGGTTTTACCTTGCCATGATTTCCATTTGGTATCCATTCAAAATTTAACCACGCACGTTCTTCATTATACTCTGGATCCCCTGGTTCATAGATCTTCATGTCAGCGGTATGTGCATAATCAATCAAATACAGTTGACCGCTAGGAGATATCCAGTAATTTGACATTGTACCGCAAATACCGTCTTCAATATCTTTAGTTTGCAATTCAGTATCAAATTCTTTGCCTAGATCATATGATGATCTAATCGTATCGAACATTCCCATAGCGACCCCCTGAGATAAAAAATTTGGCGGAAAATTTTTCCCGCCTTTTTTGGATTACTTTTTCTTTTTTGATTTCTTAGATGTATTTTCGCCCCACAGTTTTGGATTGGTTCTACCATATCCAAAATCAATTTTCTGAATTACACCAGGACCAAACTTGTCATAATAAAGATCGAAGATTCTACTTCTTGTTCCTCTACAAAGATCTTTATATCTGCTTCCATCAATTTCATATGTAATGATATATGCATCGTTTGGAAACGAAGGATTTTTTAACTGCTCCATGGATGCTTCTTCAAGTAGAAGTTCACATCCATATCGACTAGGTAAATTGCTCTTTTCTTCTGGCGTCCAATTCACTGTGCGTACTTCACCCCCACTGTCTTTCTGGGAATGCTTCTTGGACGATCGGGTACGTGATTTTGTATTTTGTTCCAAGTTTTTTGTCCTTTACTAAACATAACAGGTCTGCCTCATCTTCGTGTAGTCCTTCGAGAAGTTGAATAAACAACATTTCTCTTCGGTTGCGCGTAAGGCTATTGTCTCCACCTTCACAATACTTGTAGAGGTTTCTATATTCTCTAGCAAGCACAGTATGTTCTGTTCCCTTTGGCGCTTCATTGCGCGTAAAAGGAACCTCACCTTCTGGAAGAGCAGATTTTACGTTTGGGTCAAAGTTCCAAACGAGAAGTGCAATCAGAGCTTGATTTTCTTTTTGTTCCTGAAGCAGTTTAATTTTTTCTGCTTTTGTTTTTGCTTTTGAAATATATTCTAGAATTTCAGATTGCAAAGCATTTTTGACGGGCTTTGTCACAGTCAGTGTTTTCGTTGGCATTAATCTTCCTCGTAATCATAGTCATCTGGGCTTTCAAATCTGAAAGCAATTAATTGGTCAGGCAAAATGTTACCGTTTTCATCATACATTTCTGGATGCATAGAGTAATCTTCATGCGTATATTTTAGCATATATTCTCGTGCTGTCCAGCCTATCAAAACACCTACAATACAAAAAAGAACGGTCATAAAAGAACCGAATACAAGTGCTGTGGCTAACATTTTAGACTCCTTGGGTGAACCTTTACTTGTTTCTAATGTCTAGAGAGATCTTAAAATAAAAATTGATTTCTCTGCGAAGGAAAGAAATAGTTTTATCGAAGACGACTCTGAATGTTTCCTTTTTACTTTTCTTACCTCCATTAAGTACAAGCTCCACACCTCTATTTATCCTGAGATCAGACAATGTTTTGTTCCTTTAGATATTTGATAGTATCTGTGCAACCACCGAGTCTGATATCATCCATAACAATTTGTGGAAATGTGGTATCTGGTCCAAATTCATCAACGAATTCAGATCTATTATAGTCTACATCAAGCGTATAGACAACATGAGTAAGACCAGCCATTTCCATAACTTGCTTGATCTTATCACACCATGGGCATCCTTCCTTTGAATAGATTGTAAAAGTCATTTTTCTTTTTTAGTAGTATGTTTATTTTTACATGCAGCACGAGCCCATGAACGGGCAAGACTGTTGATATGAGAACATGGTTTTTGTTTCTCCCCACAGTAAGGACATGAGGCGTCTGGGGGATCCGCAATGTATCCTTCAGGCGTGTACATCCTTTTTTTCTTTTGATTCTGTGCCTGTTTTCTCTTATGATGATTCATGTGAATTATCTTCTTTGTATTTAGAATCTGTTTTTTTATCTAGAATTTTTTTATGTGGGCGAAATAACTGTGGCCAAGTATCTCTAATTATTTCTGCTAATTTATAAGGAGTATCACTACTGATCACTTGACTCGTTCGAATAATAAACGTTTAGTTTGCCATCAGTGGTACTGATGTTTAAATGATACATTTTTCCATTATTCATGTAAATGCCCATCCACACATGGCGTCCCTCTTCCATAGTTTCATAGTGAAACATTCTAACATCTTCCAGCACAATCTCGTCTGGGTTCTTTACAAATCTACTCATCTCTCAGACTATCCAATACTTGAAGAATAAAAGCAATAGAACCAGCATATTCTCGTCCATCTTGCCCACCCATGACGATGTAGGCAATCTCTTTTTCTGCTAGCTCAATACGTTCATTTCGGGTGAGATCTTTTAATTCAGGACGATACCAATTACCATCAGCATCTTGTTTGAAACCAGCATTTAGTTTCTCACGACGTTCTGCTTCCTCAAACATTTCGTCAGGATAAGGACCATAGTTATCAGTCATTTGTTTTTCTCACAATAAAGGAAATACTTATACTCTGCTACTTGGTGTGGTGCATATCTTACCACATCACACCCTTTGTATTGATCAACCACTTCAAATGATGATTCCAATGGTTCACCACCTGTTGCAAAATGAGCAAGCACAATCAGAATAATGATGAATACAACAGAGGCACCAGCAAATACACCAACACCACGGAGAAACTCTTTAAGAGCATACTTATCTTCAGGAGTCATAAGGCATTTGTGCATCTTTTACCCAATATTCAGTATAGCACAACCATGCTTCTTTTGTGTGTGACATTTGTGCTATCCAGTGTTGTCCTTTTTCATCAATCGCATCAAGATAGTGTATGCGACTCTTAGGATCGATGACGCGGGTGATAGTTACGAACTTTGCTCTTTCCATTCTACAATAGCATTTACGAGATCAACTAGGGAAGCATCACGACCTTTATAGGATGCTGCTACAAATACATCATCCCACCAGTCAGATACAATGTCATACAGTTCTTGTTGTTCTTCAGTCATTCTTCATCAAAGGTAAAGTATTCGTAGATTGAAGACATTACATGCTCCTCAATGGATTCAATTATAGCACCTTCAGTAGGATTCTCAACATGTTTATGTGCCCGCGAATACCCGAAACGCACACCTTCTTCAATCGCCATCTCTAAGATGGCACGAAACTTAGGCTTCATCAACAATCTCCCAATCTTTAGCGATTTTAGTTCCAAACTTGTTACTGCCAGTACGAATACTGTGCCAGAAACTGTATTGGCGATTCTCAGACACAAGGAAAAGATCAGATCCCCATTCCTGCTCTACTGTACAAACAGGGTTTCCATCCATCACATTAGCAAGACGATTCTTTGCTTTACTGGATAAAGGTTTAACAGTTACTTTCCTCATGATCAATCCCAAGAAACATTTTCAAGATAAAAACTAGGCATCACCATAGTCCAAACACCCAATCTACCTACACTACCAATCTTGTACTCCCATTTGTATTCAAACTTGTTATGACTATCCCAAGTCATATAACCTTTTTCTTTATCAAAGCGACCCTTGACAGTAAGACGGAAACGATTAGAGTAGATATTGCGAGTACGCAATGCACCGCCCTTCTCGCGGGTTTCTACAACCTTACAGGTATCAATTTGAAATTCTGTAGGAGTCTCAAGGGCACATTCAGTTTCGTATGTGAAAGGTTGATATGCAAATGCAGGAGCCTGGAGAAGCAGTAGAGTAAGTAAAATTCGTTTCATTTGTTTGCTAGACCTGGGTGGTTGTTGTCTATGAGATAATTATACAACAGATTAGCGAATCCCTCATAGGGGGGTGTGCCAGTTTCTATACTGGTCGAGGTCGCCACAGTCCACATGATTCTCAACTGTTGCTTATCTGGAAATTCTTTAATTAACTTCTTCAAAACAAACAGAATTGAATTTGCCTTTAACTCCTCTAAGTTCTATTTTAGTATGTTGAGAGTGAACATACACATGCTCAACATAGTAACGATCCCCTACGATCAGCATACCATTTGGGTCATCATTATTTCCCCATTGTATCTGTTCTTTAGAACAACCTATAAATTTAACATTACTTCCCGCTCTCATCTTCGTCCTCCTCCGCACACAATTGCTTTAGTTCTTGCATAAAGTCATCTGTAACTGGAATAAGTTTTTCCTCTCCGCGATCAATGCGATCACATAACTCCATCAAATATTCTAGAAATTCTTTAGGGTATGTTTCATCTAAATTAATAGATGCCCAAAACCATTCGTAACATTCTTGGTATGGGTCATCATCTTCTAGAAGAGCATAATTCTCATAGTTTCCACTGATGAGATCACGCCACATTTTAAAGTTGTTCCAAATTTCTCTCCAACCAGTTTGGAAACAGTGACCAAAGTAATACTCAAACCAGTTCAGTTTTGTCTTCATCTAAATTCTCCAAATGATCCCAACTCCAAGTGCGGGAAAGTAAATCAATATCAAACCCAAACTTATACGCCCAGAAAAGAATACCTAGAGCAGTTCCACTACCAGAGGTGATCTGAATGTAGGGCCAACTGGTGTAATCATTCCAACTCACAGAAAATTGTAAAACTGATTTATTCTTCAATGGGTTTGGGAAGTGTTTGCCAGTATTTAAAATCTGAACATACCAGTCATGTCCAAAGTCATAGCGATGTTTAAATTTAATCAGTTCCATGGTTGTTTGGGGCAAGATTCGTAAAATACTCCTTCGATATAACATGCCTTTCCTGGTTCATAATATTTGACTTGTGGTACAGGTTCACCTCTGACACAGATATAATTACCCTCCAAACAAGTAACGAGAATAGGAATCAAAAAGTTCATAAGATAATTTCATCTAACAGTATTATACACGGTTTTATTTAGTTGTCAATCATATTAAAAAACCACCCCGTTTGGGGGTGGTTCTACTCATATCATGAGTGGTTTAGAGTGCATTTCCACGAGGCAATACTTCCTCTGGGAATACAAAGTTCTCATGCGGTTGATCTATAGGAGCCAACCAGGCACGGAGCCCTTCATTGAGGAGGATGTTTTTTGTATAGAACGTTTCAAATTCTGGATCCTCAGCAGCTCTAATTTCCTGAGAGACAAAATCATAAGCACGAAGATTGAGTGCGAGACCAATGATCCCAATAGAACTGGTCCAAAGTCCCATGACAGGAACAAAGAGCATAAAGAAGTGAAGCCAACGCTTATTGCTGAAAGCAATACCAAAAATCTGAGACCAGAAACGGTTAGCAGTGACCATGGAATAAGTTTCCTCTTCCTGTGTAGAATCGAAAGCTTTGAAAGTGTTTGCTTGTTCACCATCTTGATACAAAGTATTTTCTACTGTAACACCATGAATTGCAGAAAGCAAGGCTCCTCCAAGAATACCTGCAACACCCATCATGTGAAAGGGATTGAGCGTCCAGTTGTGGAAACCTTGTAGAAAAAGAAGGAAGCGGAAAATTGCTGCCACACCGAACGAGGGAGCGAAGAACCAACTGGACTGACCCAGTGGATATATGAGAAAGACAGACACAAAGACCGCAATGGGACCAGAAAAAGCAATCGCATTATAAGGACGGATACCGACTAATCTGGCAATCTCAAATTGCCTAAGCATGAAACCTATAAGAGCGAAGGCTCCGTGGAGCGCCACAAAAGTCCAGAGTCCCCCAAGTTGGCACCACCTGACGAAATCCCCCTGAGCCTCAGGACCCCAGAGAAGCAGAAGAGAATGACCCATAGAATCTGCTGGAGTACTAACTGCCGCAGTAAGAAAGTTTGCACCCTCAAGATAGGAGGATACAATCCCATGAGTGTACCAACTCGTG